GTGGAACTCATCCATGTGCAGTATTTGGTGAAGGTATTTTAGTCAAAGAACTTATGTGAGTGAATTATGAGTGACGTATATCTTGGCAATCCATTATTAAAAAAAGCAAATACACCTATTGAGTTCACTCAAGATCAAATTGAGGAATTCATCAAGTGTAAGGAAGACCCTGTTTACTTTGCAAATAACTACATCAAAATTGTTTCTCTGGATGAAGGTCTGACTCAGTTTCATCCATATGATTTTCAAGAGAAATTGATTAATAGGTTTCATAAGCACAGATTTAACATCTGTAAGATGCCTCGTCAGACTGGAAAATCTACGACTGTTGTATCTTATCTACTTCACTATCTTATTTTTAATGATAGCGTCAATATTGGTATTCTGGCAAACAAAGCAGCGACTGCAAGGGAATTGTTACAGAGACTTGCAACTGCTTATGAGAACTTGCCCAAGTGGATGCAGCAGGGTATTATATCATGGAATAAAGGTTCTATCGAATTAGAAAATGGAAGTAAGATATTGGCAGCTTCTACGTCTGCAAGTGCTGTCCGAGGTATGTCATTTAACATCCTCTTTCTCGATGAATTCGCGTTCGTCCCAAATCACATTGCTGACTCGTTCTTTGCCTCTGTTTATCCTACTATTACTTCTGGTAAAAGCACCAAAGTAATCATGGTTTCTACCCCTCACGGGATGAACCATTTTTATAGATATTGGCATGATGCGGAAAAAGGAAAAAATGAATATATTCCAACAGATGTCCATTGGTCAGAAGTTCCTGGTAGAGATTCGAAGTGGAAAGAAACTACAATTGCAAACACATCAGAAGCACAGTTTAAGGTTGAGTTTGAATGTGAGTTCTTAGGTTCTGTTGACACTCTGATTGCACCATCAAAACTTAGGACACTAGTATATGATAATCCAAAGACAAGAAATGCTGGATTGGATGTATATGAAGATGTAAAAGATAAACATGACTACATTATTACTGTAGACGTAGCAAGAGGAGTAAGTGAAGATTATTCAGCATTTGTGGTCGCTGATATTACAGAGTTTCCTCATAGAATTGTAGCAAAGTATAGGAATAATGAGATTAAACCTATGCTATTTCCCAATATCATATATGAAGTAGCAAAAAATTACAACAGTGCATATATTCTTTGTGAGGTTAATGATATTGGCGATCAAGTAGCAAGTATTATTCAATATGATCTAGAGTATCAAAATCTTCTTATGTGTTCTATGAGAGGTAGAGCAGGTCAGATTGTTGGGCAGGGTTTCTCTGGAAAGAAAACTCAACTTGGTGTCAAAATGTCCAAGACTGTTAAAAAAGTCGGTTCTCTTAATTTAAAGACAATGATTGAAGAAGATAAACTTATCTTCAATGACTATGAGATTATATCAGAATTAACAACATTCATTCAAAAAAATAATTCTTTTGAAGCAGAAGAAGGATGTAATGATGACCTTGCAATGTGTCTCGTTATTTACGCTTGGTTGGTCGCACAGGATTATTTCAAAGAACTCACTGATCAAGACGTTCGTAAAAGATTATATGAAGATCAGCGTGATCAAATTGAACAAGACATGGCACCATTTGGATTTATGGATGATGGTCTAGGTGATAGTAGTTTTGTAGATAATAATGGAGACAGGTGGTTTACCGATGAATATGGTGATATGTCACATATGTGGGATTACTTAACGTGATGGAATTAGATGGTCAAATAAAACTAGGTCATTTACTTTTGAATTCTAGGCAGTGTAGAACTTGCAAAGAAATAAAAAATTTAGTGGATGGATTTTATAGAACACATAAGGACAGAGGTCCAGTAGCATCTTCATATTCTTATGAATGTAAAGAGTGTACTATAAAAAGAGTTACTAAATCTAGAAAAGAAGACATATCATACGATCCAGTTCCTAGAATCAAAGATGTTTATCCTGATTGGTAAGCGTTCACGCACTATTTCCCCATTGGAAATATAGGTTTTAATAAATATTTTTTAGTTAAACTGAGAACTAGGAGAACAAAAACATGGCGACTCCTCAATTGTCTCCGGGCGTATTAGTCAGGGAGGTTGATTTAACTGTAGGAAGAGCTGATAATGTAATAGACAATATTGGAGCAATTGCGGGACCATTTGCAATTGGACCAGTTGAGGAAGTGGTTGATATTACTACAGAGAACGAATTACTTAACACGTTCGGTAAACCAAGAAATGAAGATGCACAGTATAAGTACTGGTTGACTGCATCATCATTCTTGTCTTATGGCGGCGTGATGAAAGTTGTTAGAGCAGACGGAAGCAACTTAGTTAATGCTAATGCTAGTCTTGCTGGATTTACAACAGCAGCAGGCATCGGTACTGCAGACTTAAAAATTAAAAACTTCGATGATTATGAAGCAAATGCTTCTTCGGATAGCGTTTCTTATGTCTTTGCGGCAAAGAACCCAGGATCTTGGGGAAATGGTCTTAGAGTCGCTCTGATCGATGATAAAGCAGACCAAGTTATCAGTGGTATTGCTACTGCTGGCGTCACTGTTGGTCTTGGAGTTACCACTACACTCACTAATGAACCTTTAGTTGGTTCAGGAACTACTTCAGAATTTAGTGGATATCTGAAGGGTATTGTAACTGGTGTTGGTAGTAGCACTGTTGATGTTAAAATTGTTTCTAGAGTTTCTACTACTGGAACCGAAACACCAATAACTTACGCAGAAAGAACTCAATTAAATTCTTTCAGACCAACTAACTCTGTTGAATTTATTAATTCATCTAATGTTGCAGTTTCTACCGTTACTGTACCATCAGATGGAATTTCTGACTGGTATGATCAACAAACAATTCCACTTTCAAATACAACTATTTTTTGGAAGTCAATTGCACCAAAACCAGTAACTAATGAATTTTCATTAGATAGAAATAGTAAGAACGATACTATTCATGTTGCTGTCTTTGATGACACTGGGTCAATCACAGGAATTCAAGGAAACTTACTCGAAAGACATTTAAATCTTTCTAAAGCAACTGATTCTGTTTCTGCTGTAAATTCACCTCAGAAAGTATTCTATAAAGATTATATTGCACAATTCTCAAAATATATCTACTCAGGAAATAATATTTCTGATGGATCTCCAACTACAGAAGTTGTTGCAACTGGATTCTCTGATGGGTTTACTGCAATCTCTACTGGAGATGAATGGCATCAAGAGACTCAAGATGTAACTTTTAATGCAGTTGGTAATCTTGTTTACACTCTTGTTGGAGGTGCTGATTATGGTGCTAATGAGGGAATGGAAGCAACTCTTGGAGACTTAATTACTTCATATAGATTACTTTCCAATAAAGATGAAGTTGCTCTTGATTATTTGTTAATGGGACCTGGACTTCCATCCAAACTTGAATCACAAGCAAAAGCACAGGAACTTGTTTCGATTGCTGGACAGAGAAAAGATTGTATTGCAACTCTTTCTCCATATGATGGTGATCTTACTGACGAGTTAAATACTAACACTCAGACCGATAGAATTATTGAATTCTATTCACCTATCACTTCTTCGTCTTATGTAGTATTTGATAGTGGTATTAAGTATACTTACGATAGATTTAACAATAAGTTCAGATATGTCCCATGTAATGGAGACGTTGCTGGATTAATGGTTAGAACATCTATTCTTGCATATCCTTGGTTCTCGCCTGCTGGACAGCAAAGAGGTGTACTGAATAATGCAATCAAACTTGCATACACACCAAATAAAGCACAGAGAGATAGACTTTACACCGCTAGAGTCAATTCTATTGTAAATCAGAGAGGAACTGGAATTCTCCTGTTTGGTGATAAGACTGCACTTTCTTACGCTTCTGCATTCGATAGAATTAACGTAAGAAGATTATTCCTTACTGTTGAGCAAGCACTTGAGAGAACTGCTCAAGCACAACTCTTTGAACTCAATGATGAGATTACAAGAGCAAACTTTGTAAATATCGTGGAACCATATCTCCGAGATATTCAAGCAAAGAGAGGTCTTTACGGATTCCTGGTAGTTTGTGATGCGTCAAATAACACACCAGATGTTATTGATAATAATGAATTTAGAGCAGACATTTACCTGAAGCCAACGAAGTCAATTAATTATGTAACCCTTACTTTTGTTGCAACCAGAACTGGAATCAGTTTTGAAGAAGTTGCAGGAACTGTTTGATCTTATACCAAATTACCATTTAAGGAGGAATAAAAAATGGCTACGATCAAAAGTCTCTCACAGTTTAAATCTCAGTTAATTGGCGGCGGTGCCCGCCCCAATTTATTTGAAGTTTCTGTAGAATTTCCTGCTGCTGTAAATCAATTTATTCAGCAGGATGGTGGAACTGGTTTTGATGCGAACAACTTTAATTTTATGTGCAAGGCAGCACAACTTCCAGCATCTACTATCACTCCAATTGAAGTTCCCTTTAGAGGAAGAACTTTAAAAGTTGCTGGTGATAGATCATTTGATGTATGGTCTGTTACTGTAATTAATGATGAGAACTTCTCACTTAGAAGATCATTTGAAGCATGGATGCAAAATATTAACCAGTATTCTGACCACACTGGATTCAACAATCCTGGTGATTACATGTCTAACGCTACTGTTAGACAATTAGGAAGAGCTGGAGTTGCTAGAGAAACTGGTTCTGGTAGTGGTGGAGATGCTGAAGTTCTTGCTCAGTACAAGTTCTATGATATTTTCCCAACTACTGTTTCGGCAATTGAACTTTCTTATGATACCGAAAATACTATCGAAGAATTTACTGTAGATTTCCAGATTCAATTCTTCGCACCTGAACCTGCAAATAGCAACGTAGTTCAAGGATAAATAGTATCACAGTAATAGTCGGTTTAAATAATGTCCAGATTGTTTGGATTCTCAATTGAGGATAACGAGGATAAATCCAAAACTACAGTTTCCCCCGTCCCCGAAAATAACGAGGATGGGGTTGACTATTATCTAACAAGTGGATTTTTTGGTACTTCAGTAGATATTGAAGGTGTTTACAAGAATGAGCAAGATTTAATTCGTAGATACCGTGAGATGGCACTTCATCCAGAAGTGGATAGTGCTATTGAAGACATTGTAAATGAAGCGATTGTTTCGGATACTTATGATAGTCCTGTTCAGGTTGAGTTATCTAATCTCAACGCAAGTGATGGACTCAAAAATAAAATTAGAGAAGAGTTTAAAAATATCTTAGAAATTTTAGACTTTGATAAAAAGTCTCATGAAATTTATAGAAATTGGTACATTGACGGAAGACTTTATTACCATAAAGTTATTGATTTAAAGAAACCTCAAGAAGGTATTCAAGAACTTAGATACATTGACGCACTTAAGATGCGTTATGTTAGACAGCAAAAGAAGACAGATCCAAATAAAATTATTGCAAATAATGCTAGAGCAGGAGAAAATCCATTAAACTTTGATTTCCCTGAGATTGAAGAGTATTTCCAATATAATCCAAAACTAAAGAATGGTTATGGTAATACAAATACTGGAGGAATTAAGATTGCAAAAGATGCAATCACTTATTGCACTTCAGGTCTTGTAGATAGAAATAAAAATACTGTACTTTCATACCTCCATAAGTCAATTAAATCCATCAATCAACTTAGAATGATTGAAGACTCTTTGGTAATTTACAGATTATCAAGAGCACCAGAGCGTAGAATTTTCTATATTGATGTTGGTAATCTTCCAAAGGTCAAGGCAGAACAATATCTGCGTGACGTTATGATGCGTTATCGCAATAAGATGGTTTACGATGCAAATACAGGAGAGATTAGAGATGACAAAAAATACATGTCAATGCTTGAAGATTTTTGGTTGCCTCGCAGAGAAGGCGGAAGGGGAACAGAAATCTCAACTCTGCCAGGCGGCCAAAACCTTGGAGAAATCACTGATATTGAATACTTTAAGAAAAAATTATACAGAGCACTCAATGTTCCACCCTCAAGAATGGATGGAGAAGGTGGGTTTAACTTGGGGAGATCTTCTGAAATCTTAAGAGACGAACTTAAGTTTACTAAATTTGTTGCACGTTTGAGAAAGAGATTCTCGAATATGTTTAGTGATATGCTTAAGACTCAGTTAATTTTAAAAAACATTGTAACTCCAGAAGATTGGGATAAAATGTCTGAGCATATTCAGTATGATTTCTTATATGATAATCACTTCTCAGAACTTAAAGAATCTGAGTTACTGAATGAGAGACTTAACTTAGTTACTACTGCAGAACCCTTTGTTGGTAGATATTTCTCTCAAGATTTTGTAAGAAGAAGTATTCTTAGGCAAACTGATCAGGAAATTATCGAGCAAGATAAACTTATCGAAAAGGAAATTGAAGAGGGTAAAATTCCTGATCCAGCAGCAATGGTAGATCCAGAAACTGGAATGCCTATGGACGCAACAAACGGAGGAATGGGTCAAGTTCCTTTAGAACCAGAAATTGATGGATCTGCAACTGAAGCACCTGAAGGTGGAGAGATATAAATAGCAAAAACTACATTAAAAAACTATGGATGACTTAATGGATATGATTATTGGTGATGAAACACCAGCAAATATCAGTGACAAAATCAAAGATGTTCTTTATGCAAAGGCATCTGAGAGAGTTGATACACTGAAATCACCAGTTGCAAGTACTGTTTTTGGTGGCGAAGAAGAGGCATCAGAAACTGAAGAAGAATAAATAACTATTAACGCATTTTACTATAATAATGACAAGAACAAAGTTAATTGGTGATGAAGTAGCACTTGGTGTAAATCAAGCTGCTGGACTTACAGTATCAAATGCAACTGTAGTTAGAGTACATAATGGTGCTGGCACTACTGCGACCGTAAGTGTTGCTAAAAGTACAAGTACTGGTTATGCGGACACATCAACGGTTTCAGTTCCAAATGATGCTGTCGAGTTTTTTGAAAAATCTGGTGCAGATTTAATGTGGGCGTCAGCAACTACAGTTAGAGCAGCAAAAGTAGGATTTACCGCATAAAAAAATGAAACTAATCAGAGAAGAAATCGAAAAAGTAGAAGTTATTACTGAAGAAAAGAACGGTAAGAAACTTTTATATATCCAAGGTCCTTTTCTCCAGACCGAACAACAAAACCGTAATGGAAGAGTTTATCGTCTTCCAGTAATGGAAAGAGAAGTTAAGAGATATACTGAGCAGTATATTTCAAAAGGTCGTGCTCTTGGAGAACTAGGTCATCCCGATGGTCCAACTGTAAATCTGGATCGTGTTTCTCATAAGATCGTTTCTCTCGAACAAAAGGGAAATGATTTTATTGGAAAGGCACAAATTCTTTCTACTCCAATGGGTAAGATTGCAGAATCTCTTCTCAAGGATGGAGTTACATTAGGAGTTTCTTCTCGTGGCATTGGTTCAGTGAGATCAACCAAAGAAGGTTACTCTGAAGTTGGTGAAGATTTTATGCTTGCAACTGCTGCTGATATTGTAGCAGATCCATCTGCACCTGATGCATTTGTTCAGGGAATTATGGAAGGTAAGGAATGGATATGGGACGGAGGAGTTCTTCGTGAGAAGTTTGCAGAAGATACACGTAACAAGATTAATAGATTATCTAGTCAGAAAGAATTAGACGAGCATAAGATTGAATTGTTCAATGATTTTCTGAATTCATTGTAACACATGTAGCGTAATTTGTTAAATTATAAATAAATATAGATTTAATCTAGGTAAAAATCGGAGAGTTCTAAATGTCTAGTGGAGAAAATTTACAAGAAATGGAAGTAGGCACGAAGCAATCCAAAACTGCTGTTAATGCTGGCGCAAAAGCAGCAGATCCTATGGATACTTCAATTGCAGGATCTTATGAAGATCTTGGCGGACCTACCCCAGAAAACTACAAGTCTGACGACGATTCAGCAAAGTTAAAAGAGCCTTCACTTAAAACTGTAAAGGACATTGTTAACAGAGGTGCTAAGCCTGCTGATCCAATGCCTGCAAAGATTAAGGAAGAGGAAGAAACTGCTGAGGAAGAAGAAGTAATTTCTGAAGAGGAAGTCGAAACCGAAGAGGAAGCAACTGAGGTTGTTGCCGAAGAGGAAGTAGAAGAATCTGAAGAAGTAGTTGAAGAAGAAGCATACAACGTCGAAGAAGATGTTGAAGCAATGCTTCAGACAGAAGAAGAACTCTCCGAAGAGTTTAAGGAAAAAGCAAAGGTCGTATTCGAAGCAGCACTGAACACCAAGGTTTCCGAAATTAAGGAAGCACTTGAAGTTCAGTATGAGGAGAGACTCACTGAGGAAGTTGCTGAAATCAAATCAGCACTTACTGAGCGTGTTGATTCTTATCTTGAGTATGTCGCTGATGAGTGGATTTCTGAAAATCAACTCTCAGTTGAGCAAGGTCTGAAGGAAGAACTCTCTGAGTCCTTCATGTCAGGTCTGAAGAATCTTTTTGAAGAACATTATGTATCAATCCCTGAAGAAAAATATGATGTCCTCAATAGCATGGTAGAAAAACTTGATGAAATGGAAACAAAACTCAACGAGCAGATCGAGAAGAACGTTTCACTTAACAAGCGCCTCGCAGAGTCGGTTGCAGATGGAATTTTTGACGAAATCGCTGAGGGTCTTGCCCTGAGCCAGAAAGAGAAGCTCGCTTCACTTGCCGAAAGTGTTGAGTTTGGAAGTGAAAACGAATATCGTGAAAAGTTAGTAGCACTGAAGGAATCTTATTTCCCTTCAAAAACTGCTGCTCCTCAGACAAAAACTGAGACGCTGACCGAGGGTGCTGATGTTGCAGGAGAATCTGTATCTCCTTCTATTGCATCATACGCTCAAATGCTGACCAGAATGTCTAAGTCCTGAAATTAACATTAAAACAAACACACTAAAAAGGTAAACGCAAATGTTTCAATCCGAACATCTGCAGGAAAAGTGGGCACCCCTTCTGGAGCATGAAGGTCTGGACAAAATCACAGACTCTCACAAGAAGGCTGTAACCGCTCAACTGCTGGAAAACCAAGAAAAGTTTTTAAGAGAGCAAAATGCTTTCGCACAGTCTGGATCATTCCTGACTGAATCACCTACCAACTCCGCAGGTTCTGACCCCGCTGGTTTCAGTGGCGCAGCAACTCCTGGTGGTCCTGTTGCAGGTTTCGACCCAGTTCTGATCTCCCTGATCAGACGTTCAATGCCTAACCTGGTCGCTTATGACCTCGCAGGCGTTCAGCCAATGACTGGTCCTACTGGACTGATCTTCGCAATGCGCTCACGCTACACCAATCAGTCTGGTCAAGAAGCACTGTTTGATGAAGCAGATACCCGCTTCTCTGCAGAGAACGCAGACAACACCCTCAATAACCAGTCTGGTTATGCAGGTGACGTTGGTATCGGTACTACTGCTGCTATCTCTGGTAACACCAACCCTGGTCTCCTGAACGCAGGTGGTGAATATAACGTCACTGGTGGTATGACCACTGGAGACGCTGAAGGTCTCGGTTACGATACCAATGCTGGTTTCAACGAGATGGCATTCTCGATCGAGAAAGTCACCGTTACAGCGAAGTCAAGAGCTCTGAAAGCAGAGTACTCCTTAGAACTCGCACAAGACCTGAAGGCAATTCATGGTCTTAACGCTGAAGCAGAACTCGCTAACATTCTGTCTAGCGAAATTCTTGCTGAAATCAACCGCGAAGTCATCCGTTCTATCTACATCACTGCTGAAGCAGGTGCAACTGCAAACGTTGCAACTCAAGGTACTTTTGACCTCGACGTTGACTCCAACGGTCGCTGGTCTGTTGAGAAGTTCAAGGGTCTTCTGTTCCAAATCGAGCGCGATGCTAACCAGATCGCAACCAGAACTCGTCGTGGAAAGGGCAATATCATTCTCTGCTCCGCAGACGTTGCTTCCGCACTGACCATGGCTGGTGTTCTCGATTACACCCCAGCACTCAACGCTAACCTGAACGTTGATGAAACCGGCAACACCTTTGCTGGTACTCTGATGGGCAAGTATCGCGTATACATTGACCCATATGCTGCAAACGTAACCAACCGCGCTGGTGGTGCTGGTAACGTCGGTGGTAATCAGTATTACGTCGTCGGTTATAAGGGTTCTTCACCTTATGACGCAGGCATGTTCTACTGCCCATACGTTCCTCTCCAAATGGTCCGTGCCGTTGGTGAGAACTCCTTCCAGCCTAAGATCGGCTTTAAGACCCGTTATGGTCTTGTTGCTAACCCATTCGCTGAAGGTGGACTTGCTTCTGGTAACTCTGCTGCTCTTGGTCGTCTCCAAGCAGACAGCAACCGTTACTACAGAAGAGTTCTTGTTAAGAACCTCATGTGATCCAAGTTCACATGGAACTTCAAAGGGTGCCGAAAGGCACCCTTTTTTTATCTAAATAATTAAAAAACCGATGTCTAGATACGATAAACAGATAGAGAATAGAAATTTTTTATCTCCTACTGGTTTTAAATTTACTTTAAATAGATCACCTAAGGTTTCTTTTTTCTGTAATAGTGCAAATATTCCAGCATTAAATCTTGGTGTTGCGGTACAACCTAGTTACACTACTAATGTACCTATTCCTGGGGATAAAGTAGAATTTGATGATCTCAGATTAAGATTTTTGATTGATGAAAATCTTGAAAACTTTATGGAAATTCAAAATTGGATTAGAGGTATAGGATTTCCAGAAAGTTTAGAAGAAATTTATGACTGGCAATCTAATAATCCTGATTTCATTCAACCTGATAAAACGCAAATGAATTTATATTCTGATGCAACTTTAATGGTATTAAATAGTAATCAAAGAGTAAATTTTCAAATAAGATTTAGAAATCTTTTTCCGTATTCAATATCTGCTATAGACTTCGATGCTACAGATACTGAAGTAGAATACTTCACTGCAGATGTAAGTTTCAAATATATGATGTATAATATACTTGATAAGAATGGTAATCCTATAAAATGATTGATCTTGAAATAATTCAACAGATGTGGGAAAAAGATTCTAAGATTGATATCGATAATTTACATACGGAATCTTTAAATACCCCATCATTACATGCAAAATACTTTGACCTTTATAATAACATAGTTCTTCTTAGAAAGAACGCAGAACAGCAGAAGAGAAAAATAAGACACGAAAGACATCAGTTTTATTCCGGAAAAGCAGACCCTGATGTTTACATTGATGAACCTTTTCAAAAGAAAGTTCGTGATAAAAACGACATGGAAAGGTATTTGAATGCTGATGATAAACTTTCCAAAGTAACTTTGAAAGTGGAGTATTACGATGTAATGCTAAAATACATTGAAGACATTCTCAAACAAATACATAATAGAACTTATCAAATTAAAAACTCTATTGAGTTTATGAGATTCCAATCAGGTTTAGGGTAATGGAAGAGGAGGAATATTATAATTTAGAATTGCCCATTGAAGCAGTTCGCATTATTCATACTGGTCTCTCACAAGCAGTTCAAAAATGGTCTGGTGGAAAACCACAAGAACAAGAAGATTTAATAGCAATGAGAGATCATTTCTATAGAATTATTTTAGAAGACAGGTTTATGAATATGTAATAAATACACATAACGGGAGTAATTTTGTTATGTGTGATGTAAGAATACACAAGAAGAATGAGGTTTACATCAAGTTAGAATGTGAACCTCATATTTTGTATGAACTGCAGGAATACTTTACATTTGAAGTTCCAGGGGCAAAGTTTATGCCTCAAATGAGAAGTAAGCATTGGGACGGA